TGTCATATATGGAGAAAACGCTAATTTTTCAAAACAAATAAATCAAAACGCTTTATTAACTGATTTGGATTTTAGTGAGTTTGACCACTATAAAACTATAGATGCTATAACACAATCTTGGATTGGTAATTATACTGATGGTTACTATTATCCTTGGATTGACTATAATTCTGGTAAAAATCCTTTAGACCTTTTTAATAATCCTACCGCGGCGTTACAAAATTCAATCATTAATGAGAATTTTAAGCCGTCAATTTATGTTAAACAATACTGGGATAAAATTTTTAGATTATATGGATATACATATGAAAGTCAATTTTTAGAAAGTGAAGAATTTGAAAACCTAATAATACCAACAAATGTTAAAACTATTTTGAATCAAGACCTATGGAGGTTTAATAGTTCATTTAAAGCTGGTATAACAACAACAGCGACTTTTTCAAGTATAGCTGGTCCAAGTATCCTAACGGTTCAACAACAAATAAATGGCTATGTTTTTCAAGGACAAGACATTTCAACTTCAATTTTGAATAATTGGACTATGAGTACATCAGATCCATTTTTCTATAATCCACAAGGAGTATTTACTGATTTAGGACCAAGTGCTTCTTTTCAATACCAGAATAGTTTTGATGGAACGACGTTTAAAAAACAAAAAATTATACTCAATTTAGATTTTAAAATAACACCTGTTAATAATACTGGTTTTGCCGGTCTTGGATTTGTTTTATTCTGTAAAATTTACAAAAATGGTAACTATATAACACTTCGTAAAATCACAGGTGGTGGTGGTGGTGAAAGTACATTCGGTGGTGGTGGTGCTAACATCTTTTATAATAATCAAAGAACAGCAGCCATAAATTCATTCGGTGAATTAGAATCTATAACATCGTCCTTATTTGAAAGAAAAACGGTACAAATTATATATAACACAGAAACAGATGGTCAATTAAACAATAATGATATAATTGAAGTTAGAGTCGGTATCGCTCTATTTGCAACAGGTGTTGTTAGTACTCCTTCGGAAAGTAATTATTTATTGACAAAATATAATATAGATTTTTATCCGACAATTACTGGAACGGATGGTTGTTACTTTTTCAACGATATAGATCCAAATTTGTCATCTAATCAACCGATAAGTTTGAACTCCACAATACCTGGTAATATAAAACAAATAGATTTCATAAACTCAATTATTAAAATGTTTAATCTATATTTAAGTCAGGACAAAGTGGATCCTAAAAAAATATATATTGAACCAAGAGATGAATTTTACTATCAAAATCTAATACTTGATTGGAGTGATAAACTTGATATATCAAAGTCAATTTCACAAGAACCTATTGTTGATAGAAAAAAAAGGGTCTTGATGACCTATAAAGAGGATAAAGATTTGTTAAACACAGATTATAAATCTAATTATAATGAAGTATATGGTCAGTATCAGTATATAACTAATAACGAGTTTGAAACTAATGAACAAAAAATAGATGTTATATTCTCACCAACACCTTTGTCTAATAGAAAGTTGGCTAATGGAAATCTTGATATAAGGTTAGTTTATAGTCAATTATTAGATCCAAAAGCTGTAATAAACGCTGAGAACTATAATAAAGTAGATACAAATATAAGAATTTTATATAAAAAAAATATACCGATTACAGGCTCTAATTTTAGAATCTTTGATAACATAACTTACTATAGCTATAATACTTACCCTTATGCCGGACACTTAGATGACCCAACGGATCCAACGATTGATTTGTCGTTTCAAGAACCTTTATTAACATACTACTTTAGAAATTCTGGTTATACAAGTAATAATTTATATACTATGTATTACGAGCAGTTCTTTGAAGAAATATATGGAGAAGAATCAAAAACAATAACGGCTTATTTTTATTTAACACCACAAGACCTTTTAAACTTTGATTATAGAAAGTTGATTTACGTTGAAAGTATATCAAGTGGTGCTACATCTTATTTTAGAGTTAATAAAATAGAATATGATCCGTTCAATAAACAATCTTATAAGGTTGAACTTATAAAGGTTTTAAATAATGTTGAATTTAAAAAGGGTAGAGGTATAAAACTACCAGAAAGTATCACAGATGTTGGTATAGTAAAGCCGGATGTAGTTAGTGGAGTTTCATCGGTAGGTAACTATACGAATGGTTTAGGTAATGTTGTGACAGGATTTGATAATGCAGTAAAATCAAACAATAATATAATTTCAGGATCAAAGAATCAAATTTCATACGGTGGTTCAAATTTAGTTACAGGTTATAATAATTCAACAATTTCAAATAATTCTGTGATTTTAGGATCAAGAGATTCATCAATTTTAGGTACTGGTAGATACTCAAATATAATTGGAGGTTACTCACAATCTTTGTCAGGCGAGTACTCATCAATAATCGGTGGTTGTAATAATGAAATTTCAATTTACTCATCAAACAACCAAATAATAGGTGGTTGTAGTAATAGAATCGGTTATAACCTCACTGGTACAACATCAGTATCACAAACGATTAACTCGTTTATACTTGGTGGTATTTGTAATAAAATAGAAGTTGGACCTACAAACTCACCAACTATAAATACATTTATAATTGGTGGTGAGAATAATACTATAGAAGCTGGTATTACGAATTCTTTTATAATCAATGGCCAGAGTAGAATTGCTAATCAAAGTAATACGGTGTATATTGATGGAAACTTAATTGTAAATGGATTACCGATTACTGGTGTTACGCCAAGTGGTGGTGATAGTTTATGGCAAGAGACGGTACTTGGTAATAGACATTTTATTGAACTTCAAGTAGCAACGCCATCTACTGAGGCATACATAATAGGTTCAACGACTAAGCCGTTTGAACAGATTATAGTTGCAACTTCATCAGCAGATCCAGCGTTTAGTCCAATTATTACAAATGCAAGTTGTCAAAATTTAATTTCAAGGGTTGGTTTTAATTTAGATCTTGTTGGTAGGAATACTTACGCATCAGGTACCAGATCCGTATTTTTAGGTTCAAAGCAAAGTTCAATTACAGGCTCATCTGAATATGGAACAATAGCCTCGTCTTTTTATAGTTGTATAAGAGATTCAAATAAATCAATAATTTTAGGTTCAAGAGGACCTGATGGTACATATACAGCTTATGTAAATGGTGGTTGTTACTCAGGTATAATAAACTCTTTAAGACCGATAGTTGCAGACTCTTGTTATAGCACAATTGTTTCATCACGAGGTGGTAGTATTTGTAATAGCTACCGATCAGCTATAATAGGTTCTATACTATCAGATGCTTGCAACACACACAATTCTATAATTTTAGGTTCAGTCAATGCTCTTATAGACACTGGTAGTTATAATACGATTATAAACTCAAGTTATGGAAAAATACTTGAAAGTTCTCAATACTCAATTATATTAAACTCAGCAGGCTCTTATATATGTGGAACGAGTAGTAGAGGTGTTCTAATTGGAGGTTCTGGTAATATATTATATTGCGCACAGGATTCTTCAATAATTAGTGGAAATGGACATAAAATTACTAATTCAATCAATTCATCAATTACAGCTGGAAGTACAAATGAAATAATCGGATCAACCAACTCAATAATTTTAGGTGGTAGTAATCTGATACTAAATGGTCAAGTTGATACAGCTTTGGTTGGTAGTTTATGGATCTGTGGTTCTATTTCACCTGACAACGGAGTTTCAACAGGTTGTACAAATACTTTTACAGCCGGTGGTGTAACCTTTTCATTCTGTAATGGAGTTTTAATAGACTTCATAGTTTAAAACATAAAATCTAAAATTTATATTTATATAAAAACAACTAATCAAAAATGGCTGAAAGAAAAGAAATAGACTTGGTTATAAACACACAAGTAAATGGTGGTGAAAACTTAGACCAGAGTGTTGATAAAGTAAAAACCTTGAAACAACAAATTAAAGAAGCTAAACTTGAAGTTGAACAATTTGAAGAGGGTTCTGAAGGTTTTAAAAAGGCTGCGGCTAATGTTGCAGCTTTGTCTGATAAACTTGATGACGTGAATGATCAAGTAAAACTTTTAAAAGGTGATGCTCTTGAAAGAGTTGCTGGTGGTTTTAAAGGTGTTGGTAGTGCTATATTAGATTTAGATGTAGGTAAGTTAAAAATCGCTAATGAGAGTTTAAAGTCTATAAAGTTTGGTGACTTGATTGGTAACGCAAAAGCTTTTGGTAAAGAACTTTTAACACTTGCTACGAATCCGTTTTTCTTGATTCCAGCCTTGATAGGTTTGATTATAGCTAACTTTGATAAACTCTTAAAGATTTTTCCTGGGTTAGGCGCTATAGTTGATGGTGTTAAAGTAATCTTTGACGGACTTGTAGATGCAGTTTTAGGTTTAATAAATTATGCTGGTGAATTATATGCTGAGTTTAAACCGATTATAGATGTGCTTTTTCCAATTATAGGTATAATCAGTGCTATAACTGATTTGATAGTTGAACAAGGTAATACAGCTGAGGCTCAGGCTGAAAGAAGAGTAGCAGCTGAGGAAAAATACAAAGATAGTGTTGAAGAAAGTAATAAAAGTCTTGGTGAAAGTCGTAGGAGAATTTTAGTAGCAACAGGTAAAATTTCTGAAGAAGAAGCAGCCCGTCAAAAAGCCAAAGAAGATTTTATTACTAATTATCTAAAAGCTCAAGAGGAGGCGAGAGTACTGATTAAAGACGCGGCTAATAACGAAGAAAAAGAAGTTATCAAGAAAAATCTTGACTTGAAACTTAAAGCTCTTCAGGAGGAATATAAAGCCAATTTAGTAGAAATCAACAAAGGTGAAAAAGATAAAAATGATGCTAAGGCTGAATCAGATAAAAAAGCTAGACAAGACGCAGCAGATAAAGCTAAAGCCGCTCGTGATAAAGAGGCGGCTGATAATTTAAAAGATACTGAGGCTTTTAATCAAAAGTTAAAACAAACACAATTAACTTTTGCAACCGATGAGGAAAAAATTAATGAAGAGACGAGGAAAAAAATAGCTGACTTTGATAAAGCTTTTGCAGCTTTGACCGATCAAGAACGAAAAGATAGACAATCTGAATACTTGAGTGGATTACTTGATATAGAGCTTGAGGGACAACAAAAAATAAATAAAATAAAAGAGGAGAGCGATAAGGCTCAAGAAGCTAAAAATAAAGAGAGGTTAGATAAAGAGAAAGCAGCTCTTACTGATTTTACATCAACATTAACAGGTAATCTTGAAGAAAGACTTACTGAAGAAGAGAGAATCCAAAGTGAAGGTAATCAAAGAAAACTTGAATTACAAGCTCAATTTGATGCGTTATCAGCTGAGGAGCAATTGATTAGAAAACAACAATTTGATGACGAGTTAAAAGCTATTGATAAAGATACAAAAGACCAACTTGATTTACAATCCAAGGAATCATCTGAAAACCAAGCTAAAATTGAAGAAGATTTGAACAAAAAGAAACTTGATGCTGTAAAAAATACATTATCAACTATTTCAAGTCTTGCTGAACTTTTTGCTGGTAAATCAAGAAAACAGCAGGAAAAAGCTTTTAAAGTTCAAAAGGCTGTTTCAATAGCTCAAGCAAGTATATCAACAGCCGAAGCAGCTATAAGTGCGTATAAGTCTTTAGCAGGAATACCTGTTATCGGACCAGCACTTGGAGCTTTAGCCTCAGCAGCCGCTATAGCAGCTGGTTTAGTACAAATCAAAAAAATTAAAGAACAAAAATTTGAAGGCGGTGGACCTGAACCTTCACCTTCACCTACTCCTACACCTATTGATACAGGAGGTGGTACCGTAGAAGGTTCGGGAGGTGGAGGCTTAATAGCACCACCAAGGTTCAATTTAAGAGCAGATCAAATAGGCGGTGCTGGATCACTTTTAGGAATGAATGGTCAATCTAATCAAAATCAACCTGTAAGAGTTTATGTAACAGAAAGTGATATAACAAATACTCAAAATAAAGTACAAGTCGTTCAAGGTAATTCACTATTCGGATCAGGCGGTGGATAACAAAATGACTAAAAATTATATTTATATTATGGAACAAATACCAACTTATAGAATCGTAATAGACGAGAATGATGAGAACACAGGTGTTGATTGTATATCACTTGTTGAACAACCAGCTATTGAAGAAGTGTTTTTGAAATTTAATAGTCAAAAGTTTGAGTTTCAAACTATAAAAGATAAACAACTTTTGTTCGGACCTTTAATGATTCCGAACAAACGTATTTATAGAAGCGACCAAGTGATGGGCGAGTACTTTGTGTTTTTCACTCAAAACGATATAGACTTGATGGTTAGAAAGTTTGCTAAGAACAATTTTAATAATAATATAAGTTTTGAACATATGGGTCTTAAAGTTGCTGGTACTTTGGTTGAAAATTTTATTGTAAAAGAAGGTATGAAAGTACCAGGTTTTGAAAACATACCAGTTGGTACTTGGATGGGTACGGTCTATATTGAAGACAAATCTTTTTGGAACGAGTTTGTAAAAAATGACATAGTAAAAGGTTTTTCAATAGAGGTGAGTGGAATACTCGCTCGTCAAGAGTTTAATATAAACATCTGGAAAGAACTTCAAAAGATTATTGATTCAAAAGTTGAAGACTACTTGATGATTGAAAAAATAGAACAGGCTTTTAAAACTTATAAGTTTGAAACTTATAACGATTACCCTAAAGCCGCTTCTGAGAACGCAGCAAGAGCTATTAGATTAAGAGATCAATATGATTTGAAGTGTGGAACCTTAGTTGGTTGGCAGAGGGCTAATCAACTGGCTAAAGGTGAAAACATTTCAAGAGAAACTATAGCTCGTATGTCAGCTTTTGAAAGACACCGTGGAAATTCAACTGGTGATCCGAAAGAAGCTTGTGGTCCGTTGATGTGGCTAGCCTGGGGTGGCGACGAAGGTATTGAGTGGGCTCAAAGAAAACTAAAACAAATAGACGCCGCCTTAAACTCGTCAGCTTATCAAACCTTAGTTAATAAAATGTCTAAGGAGGAGTTTATAGTTGAACCCAAAAAAGGTGAAACTGAAGAAGGGTTTATAGGTAGATGTATAGGTGTTGAAGTTGAAAATGGTTATGACCAAAATCAGGCAGCGGCTATATGTTACACGAAATGGAGTGAGAAATGAAAAAAGTTTAACAAAATGACCTTTTTTTATATTTATAGTATAAACAAAAAATAAATGAAAACAATGGACGTAAAATACGAAGCTTTAAAGTTGTTAAAACAACTATTTACGAAGCAAAACTTTGCTGACGCTCGTCTTGTTGATGGAACAATTGTTTCAGCTGATACTTTTGAACCAGGTCAAGACCTATTCGTTTTAGATGAAGCAGGTGAAAGACTACCAGCTCCTGATGGAGAACACATTCTAGAAGATGGAACTTGTGTTTATGTAACTGGTGGTAAGATTGATTCAATAGTAAAATCTGAAAACTCTGAAGCTGAAATCAATGAACAAGTAGCTATACAAGAAGAGGATATGGCTATTGAAGTTGAGGTAGAACCTTATGTTGAGGAGGTACCTGAAAAAGAAGATGAAATAGCTATTTTAAAAGCTATGATTGACGAAGTGATGGGTAAAGTTAAAATGATGGAGGAAGAAATGGGTAAAATGAAAATGAGCTCACAAGAAACTTCACAGACTATAGCTGATGCTGTAGTTGAACTTTCTGAAAACTTCTCAAAAATACCAGGAGCTGAAAAACTTGATGTCAATCCAACAGAGATTGAGAACAAGTTTTCAAAAACAACTAAAACACAAAAGAAACAATCTATTCACGAATGGATTGCAAATCAGAAAAAATCTTAAAGATTTAAAAAAAATAATTCAAAAAAAATGGCTTTAAATTTAGCAAGTTTAACCAAATACACTGACCAATTGGCTACTGATTTGATCTACAAGTCAATTCTTCAGGGTAGAACATTTACGACTGGTGTTTCAATCCAGACTAATGTAAAATTCGCTGATGCTCTTAACTTGATGACTAGTAACCTAATCGGTATCGCTGGTGGTTCTTGTGGATACTCAGCAACAGGATCTGTGACACTTTCACAAAGATCACTTGAAGTATGTCCGATCACGGTCTTTGAAAACAATTGTTTAAATGACCTTGAACAATACTGGGCAGGAAAATTAATGAGAGCTGGTTCTTACAACGAGCAACTACCTTTTGAGCAAGTTTATACTCAGGAGAAAACAGAAAAAATCCAAGCGTTGATTGAAGACCTTTATTGGAGAGGTTCAAAATCTGGTAACAACACAGGTGCTGGTTCAACAACTGGTAACTTAACACTATGTGATGGTATCATCAACATTTTAGAATTTACTTCAGCTACTTCTTCTGTAATCAGAGCAGGTGCATCTTTCTCAAGTTTTGCTAAGGCTGACTCAATCGCTATTATTGACGCTGTAATTTCAGCGGCTAACACATCAGCTTCTGACATCTTAGGACAACCAGACCTTAACATCTATTTGTCTTATGGAAACTTCACAATCTTGATGCAAGCATTGAGAGAAGCTAACTACTTCCACTACGATTCAAACTTCGGTGACTTTAGAGTTAATAACTACTTAGGCACAAACTGGAACATCATCGCTGTTAGAGGTCTTAACGGAACTAACAAAGTTGTAGCTACATACGCAGCTAACCTTTACTATGGTGTGGATCTTGAAAACGATTTTGAAACTTTTGAAATGTGGTATGAAAGATTCCAAGACTTAGTTTATTTCAGATCTAAGTTCAAAGTAGGAGCTCAAGTAGCGTTTCCTGAATTTATAGTGGAATATAGAGGATAACATCAAAGAGGCTCCGTGTGTGATGTCTTATACACGGAGCTTTTAAAGAAAAGACACAAAAAATTAAACAATATAAATGGCTTGTATTTTAAACACAGGATATACAATCGGATGTCGTGATAACACAGGTGGTGTGCAAACCTTAGCTATTGGTCCGTGGGAACTCGGAACTACTTACTCATATAGTGTAGATAACGAAATCCTAACGACTTCATATGCTACAGCTTCTTTCTTTGAGTTTGAACAATATACTGAACAGGCGTCCGCTACTGGTGAAGTTACAGCTAACAACGAGAACGGTACTATATTCAATACACAAAACTTGACCTTCATTATGGAAAAGATGGATGCTCCTACAAGAGCTAAGTTCTTAATACTTACACAAGGTAGATTTAGAGTTTTAATCAAAACTCAAAATGGTGAATGGTTATTGATGGGTAGATTAAACGGAGCTCGTTTATCAGCTGGTACAAATGGACCAGGTAAGGCTTTTGGTGACCTCGCAGGTTTCACTGGAACACTTACGGCTGTAGAACCAGAACCAGTACATATAATAGATGAAACCGAGGCGTTGAGACTTATCGCTTGATAAAAAGTCCATATTTCATATTCTATCTTTTTATTTTTAAAGTAAAAGACCCTCTTAAAACGAGGGTTTTTTATTTTAAAAACATTTTAACAAAAAATTATATTTATAGTATGATACACTTAAACTACTTGGGAACGTCATCAGTAATTTTACGTTTAACTAAAGTCGCTACGATTTTAAACCCGTACTATACTTTTGAGTTGATTAATCAACAGAGTAAAAACACTATAATTTTTACTTCTGACAACCTATCACCTATACCTTTGATATACGATGAATTTTTATGGACCTCTACAACTCAGTCAGCTGGTCTAACACAAGGAGTTTTAAACGTTGATAAAGGTGTTTATACTTATAATGTTTATGAAACACAATACGAATATAATCTAAATTTAGGGTCAGCTTCATTTTTAAGAAGTGGAGAATTAGTAGTTGATGGTTCAAACGATTTTACCTATTCAACTTTTACTTATTCAAACAATAATGTTACACCTGTATTTAATATAAACGATTATATTTAAAAATAAAATAAAATTATGGACGCTTACGTAGAACCAAATGACTTAAATAAAGAACCTACTAAAATCAGTTTTTCAGTAGTTGATTTGAACATAGCTGTTGAAATGCCTATTGTAAAAGAAACTGGTAGAAAAGACTGGATTGAATGGGGTGAAGACAACGCCTTTTTTGAATACTTAATAAACATATACGTTGAAAGGTCAATAACTCACAGAGCTATAACCGATAGAAAGATTGATATGATTTCAGGTAATGGATTTGAAATGACTGGTCTTGAAAAAGTAGAGTTTAAGGAATTTTACAACAATCGCTTTGATGAAGATGACTTAGAAGACTTGACTAAAAAAATTACGGTTGATTATGAAGTAACCGATAGTTTTGCTATTGGTGTTATATGGAACTCTGACGGAACAAAAATTAGTCAGATGTACCATATGCCTATTCAATCTATTAGATATGACAAGGAGTTTTTTAAAACAAAAACTGGTCCGAGATACTTTTGGATTTCGGAAGACTGGACTAACTTAAAAAAGTGTCCGCCTAAAAAGGTTCAAGCTTTTTCACAGGTACATACAGGTGAGAAAAATCAAATATACTATCACAAGAGATACTCAGCTGGTAACAAGTGGTACGCCGTACCTAAATACTACGGATCACTTAACTGGTTTATATCTGAATACGAAATAGCTCACTTCCATAAGAACGCTATAATGAACGGATTTTCAGCAGGCTTCTTACTTTCATTCAATAGTGGAGTACCGACACCTGATCAAATGAGAATGGCTTATAGAGAAATACAAGAAAAATTCACAGGACCGAACGGAGCTGGTAAGTTTATACTCGCTTTTTCAAACGGACAAGATCAAAGACCTGAACTTACAAAAATAGACTTAAATGATTCTGATAAACGATATACTGAACTGAATGACTTGATTCGTCAAAATATATTCGTAGCTCACGGTGTAACTAATCCGATGTTATATGGAGTTTTTGTACCTGGTCAATTAGGTGGTCGTTTAGAGCTTGAAGATAGTTTAGGAGTTTATCAAGCTGTTTATATTGATTACAGACAACGTGATATAGAAAAATGTTTGAACTACTTAGCAAGTATAAATGGAGTTACAGAGCCCTTGATACTAAAAAAATATAAAATATAAAATGATCTACGCAGCGTTTATAGATGTAAAATTTTTAAAAGATAATAGTCCTATACTTCAGTACGTAAATGAAGACGAACTTCAGGTTTATATCAGACCAGCTCAGGACGTGTATATTCAAAAGGCTTTAGGTAGTAAGTTATATTACTCGTTGATGAACAAAATCTCAACAGGGTCTTTACAACAATTTGAAATAGACTTGATTACTAAGTATATTCAACCTTCACTTGTTTGGTGGAGTACTCACGAGTTTGCTCTATACGCTAACTACAAATTTACTAACAAAGCTATTTCTAAGCAGAACTCTGACAACTCTGAGCCGTCTGACTTGAATGAAGTCAATTACTTAACAACAAATATACGTAACAAAGCTCAGTACTTCACAGAACGTTTGACAAGACACTTGATGGGTGAAACAACTACATTTCCTGAGTACTTAGAAGTCCTTGATAACGTGTTTGAAAACATACCTTCATCAAGAGACAATTTCTTCTGGGGAATTTACGTACCAGGTGGTAGGTTTGATGACCCACAAGATTGTCGTGGCTTCGGTGCAAATCCAGGTAACGGAATTGATATAAACTTTTAATATATACTTTAAAACCTAACCTTTAAAATGAAACAATACATTACACCTTTGTTGGCATCTCTGGTGGCTGTTTTTACCCCGGTTTTACCAACACTACTTACCGTAGGATTTTTGATAGCCTTGGATTTTATAGTCGGAATATACAGAGCTTTTAAACTTGGTGAGGAAATCACCAGCCGTAAAATGGGTAACACTATTTCTAAAATGTTGTTATATAACATCACGATTTTAAGCTTGTGGGTTTTTGAAAAGTATATACTTCAAGACGCTATACCTATAACTAAAATCGGAGCAGCTTTGATTAGTATAACCGAACTAAAGTCTATTGACGAGAGTGTAGAAAAATTAACAGGTGTAGGTATATGGAAAAAACTTGTCCGTATAGTTAAAAGAGGTGATAGTGAAACTAAAGATTTTTTATGAAAAATATATCAATTTTAAAGTGTATAACAAGAGATCTACTATTAAGTGAAGGTAAGTATCATCTTCATAAAAATAAACGTTTTAAATCAAAGAAAAATTATACAAGAAAAAAGAAACACAAAAAAACCTCTGACGAATAATCAGAGGTTTTTGATTTTAGATACGGATTAACTAATATACTTGAGTTTGGCAATTCAATCGGTTTAGTTTTATATATCGGTATCTTTAAATAGTTCGTTTTGGATTTTACCTTCGTTTGTATGGTAGTAGTCAATTAACATTTTTATAACTTGAGGGTAAGAAAGTTTGATACTTTGTAACATAGCTATTTGTTCAAGCTCGTTTTTAAGTTCTTTTTTAATCATTAAAGTAGTGAAGTTTTCGTGTTTCATATTTTTTATATATAATTTTTTACTATGTCTTTTACATTTTTTAAGTATTCTACGTCTTTAACATATTCAGACTTACATATATCTTTGTAAATGTACTTGTTTCTGAGTGAGTTTAACTCTTTATTTAAAAAGTGTTTTTTCATTATTTTATTCTCCATCAAGTTGATGAAGTTTATAAGTTGAACTTTTTTGTTGTCTGGTACTATTTGTGTATTCATATTCAGTCTTTTTATTTTTTATATTCCGAGTAATTCTAATTTTTGATTTCTACCTAAACGAGTAGCTACCGTAGTATATTTTTCAAAGTCAGGTGAAACCCACTGAACTTCACCTTGTTCAAACATTCTTAAACAAATCGCTTTTTTATAGAAGGCTGCTACATCAACAAATGTTTTTGCGTCTATAAGTTGGATTTTTCCGTTTTTAAAAATTTCATATGTTCTCATTTTGTTTCTTTGTTTTTTATTTATATATATTATATATAAAATAGTTTAATGTCCCTTTACACTTTTTTTAATCTTTTTCTCAATCATATTCCTAATTTATACATATTTATTTCTCTTGCAAAACGCTCATCTCCTAATTCCTCTCTTATATGGTTGAATAATTTTGTTGCCTTAATTTTCTTCTTCCAGCTGTCTGTATATAATGTTATGTATTCATCACAAAACATTTCTATATAAACTACACCTATCTCTTTATAACCTCCTGAACTTTGCATTGGTTTTTTCAAAAAAGCTAAATATCCCTGTGGCTCACCATCTTCTATGGCTAATTTTCTTCTGTGTATTTTAAAATCTTCAATAAATTGTTTCATATTCTTTGTTTTTTATTTATATATAATATATATAAAATAGTTTAATGTCCCTTTACACTTTTTTTAATCTTTTTTCAATTTTTTTTTTATAAAAATTCAAGTTTAAAATCAACATCTGGATATCTCGTTTTACAATACTCTAAAACTTCATAACCATCTTTGTCCTTGACTATAAAACTATCGTGTATCGGTAAGGCGAAATCAACTGGTATATTATTTAGTAAGTCGTCAATCCATATCTTACTCTCTTGTCTTTGTAGGTAAGCTGAACTATCTTTGTAATTTTTAGTTTTTAAGGATTTTATAAACTTACTAGCTATTGGAAAAAGTAAGTGAATCTTATAGTTCGGTACATAACCTGATGAGTTCAACCAGTACATAAAAAGGTCCTTAGCCATTTTACGATTATCAAGGTCTAACTTTTTGACCACATAATCGTAAAAATCTTTTTCAAAAGCTTCATTAAAATTGTCATCAACTATACCTTGATTTTTCATCATTAAATAAACTAACTTCGGTTGTGAAGCAACCGCGTCTATAACAGCAAACCCTCGGTCTTTGAGTTCTGTTTTATATACTGGTATAACTGGGTGATGTACTCTTTGACCAAATGAGTCACGACTAATTTTAACTTCATAACCAAGTTGTTTAAGTGAGTTTTCAATAACCTGATACCATCTATATTTACGAAAGTTATCCATTTCAACTTCAACTTCAGTAGCATCTGTAAAATCAACCAAGAAACGATACTTCATACATATACCAC